TCTGCTGTGTCACAGCCTGCACCCATTGTTGCGATGCCTATCATAATTGCTACAAATAGTACTTTTGAAAATCTCATTTTACATACCTCCTTATTGGTATAACTAACAATATCACACTTTACATTCAATGTCAACGATTAATTACATTTAACGTAAATTGTTTATTCTAGTATATGCACATCACACTAAAAAGATACGAACTAATGGCATAAGTATTGCATACTATATATTAGATATGGTATACTATAAGAGAGGTTACAATGTAATCCAAATATATGGATAGATGGCAGAGCGGTTTAATGCACTGGTCTTGAAAACCAGCGATGGTAAAACATTCGTGAGTTCAAATCTTACTCTATCCGCCAATGGAATGGTACTCAAACGGTAAAGAGGATGGTTTGCTAAACCATTAGGCGCAGTAGCGTGCGCAGGTTCAAATCCTGTCCATTCCGCCAAAATAAAAGTAAATAGTTTGGTGGAGGAATAGGTAGACTCTAATCAGATATGCGAGAACTTGTTCGGTGTAGCGATACGGCGCGGGCAAGACCATCCAGATGAGTATGGTAAGATGGAGGGACAAGAAATAAAACGAGGCGTCGTTCACAACACGCCTATTGCATATTATGTGTGGTGCAAATCCATACCCAAACTTAATTTATACAGCAACACAAAATATATATAAGAGAGGTAATAGTATAAAAACAAAAACTACTAAAACCGATGAAAAAGAACTAAGGGCAATTAATCGCCCTATTTCACGTAGTAAGGATAGATTCAATAATTCGAGTTTAAGAAAACCGATTAAGAGAGGGCAATAGATGAAAAAGATATTAAAGCGTATTGCGATTGGTATTATGTTAATCTTATGTGTAACATTTATTGCAAAGACTACAATAGAATTAGGGGATATGAGTAGAGAAACAGGAAAAGGCTCATTAGATATTGCAGATGATATAGTAGAAGTTATACGTGAAAAATTGAGTATTAAGAAAGGGAATTAATGCAGAATAGAAAAGTAATGATACTAGGAACTGAATACACAATAGAGTTCGTAGATAGAGAAACCTATAAACATTCAAGTGGTGAAAACTTATTAGAAATTAGAAATGCTGATGGATTAACATTAGAAAACGAACCATTGATTATAATAGCTGACAACTTACCTAAGAATGATCTAAGACACACGTTAAGACACGAGATTATACACGCATTTAAACACGAGAGCGGTATGGTACGCTATGACTTTACAGATGAAGAGCAACAAGTAGACTGGATTGCTAGACAATTTATCAAGATAAATAAAGTGTTCAAGGAGTTAAAAATACTGTGATACGAAAGGTAAATAGATGGAGCAAACAACTAATAAAGGAATAATGCAGTTGAATTGCAAAAAAGGTGATTATACACTTATAGATGGAAAGAAATGGAAAGTAGAAGAAGTAAAAACCGATGATGGGATTACTTTTAATATAAAGTGGAGCAGAAACATTACAGAAGAATTATATAATAAATTTTTGGAAGGAAACCAATAAATGAATAACAAGTATAACATAGGCGAGAAGGTAAAAAAGATACACGGTGATAGTATGTATAGAATATGCGATGTTGGAGAAATACATGGGTACGGATATCTATATGACATAAAAGATAATTCGGGGTATATAGTTAAACATATTTGTGAACACGATTTAACACCTTACATAGAAGAAGATAAGAAAACTAAAGAAGAAAAATGCACTGATATAATGTGTGATTATAGAGATAGTGAAACAAAGTTATGCAAATTTTATTTACACAAATGCAAATTTGACATAGAAGAAAATATTATATCAGAAGAAGTAAAAGTAAAAAGTGATATAAAGTTATTTGATGTTGAGTTAGAAGAACAAGCAACTAAATTCAAATGTATTAATTGCTCGGTTGTAAGTGAGGAGTACGAAATACACGATGATATATGTCCTAGTTGTGGTAAAAACATTTTTATAGAAGAAGATACTAAAGAGATAGAAGCAAAAATGGAAAAACACATTGCAGATGTTGAATCTGATAAAAAGTCAATGGGAGAATATATAACAGAAAACAAAGAGAAAATGGAAGATATAAATATAGAAATAAACGCATTAGAATACAACCTACTATTAGAGAAACACGCAGAAACTAAAGAACTATTAGAGATAGCAAAGGTAGCTTTAAAACTTACTACAGAATTGATAAGTACGAATGACTAAAATCTCAATAACAAAATACTGCATAACAATAGAGGGACACGCTAACTTTGATACTATAGGTAAAGACATAGTATGTGCAACAATAAGTGGTATATTAATCTATATGATACGTGAACATAATTTAGATCACGACATACAGGGTGGAATGGTTACAAAGGTATATTATGAAACAAAGCATAAGAAAGCGATTAATACGTTCAGGGAATTAATGCAAGAGTTAAGCAGTCAATACCCTAAGAACGTTAAGATAGAGGGATAAGAGGTGAGTAGATGGCTAGTAAAGGAACTAAGATAACAGATAAGGAACGTAAGTTAATAATAGCAGACTACATACTAGGCAATTCTATGCACTTCCTGTCAAAGAAACATAAGAGAAGTGTATCTACTATTAAGAGAATCATAGACGAACAAAAAATCGAACAACCCGAACAATATTCGAACGCAGTGGAACAATTAAAAATTGACAACACTACAGAGGTGTTAAATAGCATAGCAGATAACAAATCATTCAGGATAATAGAGAAGTATAAAGATGTCCTATTGAGTGATGATAATATACAAAACGCATTGAATGGTACGGCAAAGTTACAACAATTCATAAACGGTATAGGGATGCTATATGATAAATCATTGAAGTTTAAACAAATCGTAGATGAAGTAGATGTAATGAAACAAGGAATAAATGTAAAGGTTGTCAATGATGCCAGAACGAATAATTAGAATATCACAGATAGTAGGAGAACCACACTTAGATAACTTCAACAGTAGAAAGTTGCATCAAATAGACAAGGGTGGGCGTTCTAGTGTTAAATCAAGTAAGAACGAAGTAAAGATAGCTTTGCGAATGATAGAAGATAAAACGTGTGAGGTTGCGGTAATAAGGCAAAACCACGTAGATCATAGAGATACTACATTCGCAGGGTTAAAGATAGGCTTTGAAAGATTAGGTTATCCGCTTAGGGCTAAGCGTGATTATCCAACAGGTAAAAGTGGTTCATTGTATATAAGGACACCACAAGAGAACTACGTACACTTTGCAGGATTGAATGATCCAGAGAGTATAAAGGGTATAAGACCGACTAAGTTAGGTAACGAGATTAAAATACTATGGCTGTTTGAGATTACACAATTTAGAAGTGAATATGATATGAACCAAGTAATAGCCACATTCCTAAGAGGGCAAAAAGATTATTTTATGATATTGTACGAATACAACCCACATCCTAAGACATCACATTGGACTTATGCGTGGGTTAAGAAGATGATGAAACGTGATGATGCTTACGTACAACATACTAACTATATAGATTTACCTATGTGGCAACAGAAAGACTGGATAGGCGAATTGATGCTACAAGAGATCAATATGCTAAAAGAGATAGACTACGAGCAATATAAGAACATATATCTAGGACTACCAGCTAATCTAGTAGGAACAATATATAAGAATTTCGATTACGATAGGCACGTAGGAGAATGTGGACTACAGCCTTATATGAAGATTGATATAGGAATTGATTATGGTGTCGTAGATGCTACTTGCTTCACATTTAGAGGAACGTTAGCAGGATTTCAAGGGATAGAGTACCCAATGTCGTGGTGGCATAAGAATGGCATAAGTGTAGGTAGTTATCTACAAGAAGATTATATAGACAGATTCTTTGAACAAGCAGAGATAGCGTACGAGAGATTCGGTATGGTAATGACTATATGGTGTGATAGTGCTAATAAAGACTTCAAAGATACGTTGGCTAGAGAGATAGTGCGTAGAAGTGTACGGTATTTATTAATAGGTGACTTAAATAAAATGAAGCGTTTGGATAAGGTACAGGCTAAACGTAATGAGATAAGAAAGAAAGATGTATCAGTTATACAAGGGCGTATAAACTTGACTACTAGAATGTTTGGAGCTGACTTTATCAAGATAGACCCAAGCAATGAGGGATTAATTAAAGCGTTCCAAGAAGCAGAGTATGATAAATGGAATGATAGATTAGATGATGGTTCAACAGAGATTGACCGTATTGATAGCTTTGAATATACGTGGCTAGATGATATGGATACAATAGATGAAATGATATTCATAAAGAGAGGTGTAGAAAATGCCGTTAAACAACAAAAAACGGTCGGGCATTTTATCGGCGATCAGTAAGAGGGGTCAAAACCCAGTGCAAGGAAACATCTATACAATGATGGCTAATTGGAAATCGTGGTATAGAGGTAACGTTAATAACTTCCATAGATACAGCATAAAGAATGCAAAGGGAAAGACTAAGAAGTGCCAAAGGCTAAGTATGCAGATGGCTAAAAAGGTATGCGAGGATTGGACTACACTAATCTGGAATGAAGCTGTACTAGAAAACATTACGGTAAACAATGCAGGAATCAATGAAAAAGTACACAATGTATTTAGAGATAATAACCTTATAGTTGAGTATACTAACCTAGTAGAAAAATCATTCGCACTAGGAACAGGTGTAATGGTAGAATTCGTTAGCAATAATAAAATACTTATTGATTATATCATCGGTGACTTAGTGTTAGTAACAGCTTATAGAAATCAAGATGTAACAGGTATATGTACAGTTAATACAATACTAGATGGTGACGAGGTTATCACACATTTAACATATCACGATTTGAAAGACATAACAGTAGTGTCAGTAGTTGATGGGCAAGAAGTAAAAGAGAACAAAAGTGTATATGTGATAGAACACGAAGTCTTTGTTAGTAAAAAGACAACAGAGTTAGGTAAGTCAGCACCATTAATAAGAATATTTACACAAGAAGAACTTGTAGAAATGAGTTCAGTAGATGATGTTCAACTGGTTACAGATGATGATGGCATGGTATTTAAAGCTATCATAACGTTTGAAACAGATACAGCACACTTCCAAATGCTAAAACCTAATCTAGTAAACAACTTTGACTTAGAAAACCCTATGGGTATATCGTTGTTAGCTAATACTATTGATGATATGATGGCAATAGATTTATGGAATGATGCGTTTTCATCAGAACCATCACTAGCAAGACATAGAATACTTGTGGATAATAGTGTTACTAAAGAAACTCTTAAAACAGTGGTAAGCGGTAACAACGCAATGACAGTTCCATTCTCTGCATTTGATGTAGATGATGAAGTGTTCTTAGGTGGGGATTTAAGAAACAGTGATGATCCAATTAAATTCTTTAATGCAGAATTAAGAGCTGAACAATATGTAAAAGGGTTAAACTTCAAACTACAAACATTTGGATTCAAAAGTGGACTAGGTACAGACTACTATGCTTTCGATGCTAGAGGAGTATATCAAAACGAAAAAGCGGTGGTTAGTGAAAACAGCGACTTGTGGGCTACTAAGAAAAAACACGAGATAACAATGTTAATATCACCAATCACTAAATTAGTTAAAGCAATTCTATTCTTGCTAAGAGAACTAGGCGAGATAGAGGGTGATATAGACCAACTAGAGATAACAATTAAACCAGATGATTCAATAATAGTTGATGATGAAGCACAATATCAAAAAGACTTAGACTTAGTCGATAGAGGTATGATGTCTAAATGGCAAGTGTTAGTTAAATGGTTCGGCTTAACAGAAGACCAAGCAAAAGCACAAGTATTAGAATCAGAGGGAATAGAACCAGAAGAAACAAAACTAAAACCTGATATTGACGAAGATGAAGAAACGTTTATTGCTAGATTTATGAGTAATGAAGATATGATATTAGAGTTCCCTGACGAGGAACAACGTAGAAAAGTAGCACAAGAACAATTTGCGAATAGTGGAAGTTAATGGCTTCCCAAAAGAAGAAACTAGCAATAATAGAAGATTTAAGCAATACGTTTATAGATGAAAACGCTAAGACATATGCTAAACAGTATCAAGAAAGTTTAAATGCGATACAAGCAACAGCAGTTGCACGAGTGTCTAAAGGGTTAAAGGTAACACAAGGAACGATAGGTAAAACTATCTCAATAAGTGGTATCAACCGTAATACACGAAATGCTTATGTATTAAGTAGTGTGTCATTATTAGTACAACACGATAGGAACGCTGTACTAGCTAGACAGTTAAAGCCTATCGCAAACATAATGGCATTGTATAGTGTAAACAATCCAGTACAATTCGCATTTAAGATAGATAAACTTACTCAAAGGGCATTAGGCGTTAAGGTGACACTTAATCCTAGAGAGTTGAAAGCGTTTAAGCAACTTGATCTATTCTTACGACAAAATAAAAAACAGATACAAGATTTAGTTAATACGAACACCAAAGCACTAAGAGCAATCAATAAAACTATCTCAACAAACGAATCACGTACAATTATCAAAGCAAGACGAAGATTGATAAACGAACGTATAGTGGTTAAAGGTGTTAAACGACCACTAACTAACAATGAGATAGCAACAAGGCTTAGAAGTGAATTTAAGAACGATAGTGCGAGATTAGAACGCATCTTACAAACAGAGGTGCATAGACAAGATGAATTAGTGAAAGAAGTTAATGCAAAGGCTTTGGGATTCACTAAGAAAACTTGGAATACACAGAGAGATAGTAAGGTGAGACCAACGCATAACGTATTAGATAGAACAAGTGTTAAGATAAATCAGTTTTTCAAAGTAGGGAAAGGGAAAGCACAACAACCTGGAGCAAGTACATTGCCACCAGAGGAATCAATAAATTGTCGATGCTTCCTTACTTACACAAATTAATAAAGGTTTGATGGAACGTGTACCAAACACGCAATGAAAAAGAACGCTACGAAATAGCGATGAAGCCCGAAAGGCTAGGAGGAATTATGAACAAACTATTATTAAATATTCAGATGTTTGCCGAATTCAATGCTAACTTAACTGACTTAATTAAAAAACATACTGCTGACGATGTATTTAACGGTGAAGATGCTTTAAAAGATTTGAACGATCAAATACTAAAGTACAACAGTAAAAATCAACCGAAAGTTGAAACGTTTAAAGATAAAGCTAGAGAAGAAGTTATCAAAGAATTAGGTATAGAAAATGTAACAAACGAGAATCAGTTAAAAGCACATATTGCTAGTTTATCTAGTGATGAAAAATCACAAGAGAACATACGACTTACTAACGACTTGAAAGAAATAACAGATAAGTACACTATATTAGATAAAGATTATAAGACAACATCAGGTAAATTAAATGGATTCTTAAACGAAAAAGTATTAATTAACGATGGGGCAAATCCTAAGGATGTAGATTATGATGTATTTCAAATCAATAAATTAGTGAGCGATGAAAAAGACTTCACACAAGCAAGTGAGGAATATAAACTTGCGAACCCTAATAGATTCAACGCTGAAATAACGCCAACAACTAAACAACCTATTACAACAGGTAAACCTAGAGTAGTAGTACAAACCAAAGAAATTTCTGGTGTTAGGCAAAAATTGATAGATAAGGGGTTATTAAAAGAATAAAAGAGGAGAATTATTATGAAGAAACTATTATTAAATATTCAAATGTTTGCAATCTTAGTAACAGATGGAACACACGATACACAGGATAGATTTGGTAAAGAAGTAAAAGATTTATTTAGAAAGAAAAATAACATTCGTCAGTTCTTTGGTAGAAATTATGAGGGTTCGCCAAAAGCTGGTAAAGTAAGAATTCCAGTACGTGACACAGAAGTTTCAGTAGCAGACTATGATATTGGTACTGGTACTCCAATCACATTCGGAGCAACTGTATTCTTAGATATTTTAGTTAATAAAAACAAAGCTATTAATGAATTGATTGATGGTCAAGAAGCAGCATCAGTATCAGATGATTTAGTTGCACAAAGAATCGCATCAGGTTCGTTCTCGTTACAAAGAACACAAGAATTAGATTCTATTGCGGTTATTCGTGATAGTACATTAGCACAAGATACTGGTGGAGGTCAAACCAACCCAGCGAATCCAACTTATGAAGTATCAGTAACAATATTAACAGCATCAACAGTTTACAATGCAATCTCGGCAAGTGTAGGAGAATTGTTAGATATAGGGGTAGAACCAGAAGATATAACAGTTGCAGTATCAACAGCGACAGAAACATTATTATTAGAAGATGTTAAGTTTACAAACACAGCATCAACTATTGGTTCTGAAAGAGTAATGAAAGGTGTTATTAGTGAGATTCGTGGAGCAGAAGTAGTAAGATCATCTAACTTAGGGCTAGTAGCAGCAGCAGGAGCAAATGTAGCATTAAATGGAACTACGGTTGAATATATTGCGTTCTCTGGTCAATGGGCTCAAACTGGTGATGAATGGATGGTTGAACCAACTGTTAAAGATTTAACTAATGAGTTTATCGGTTCATCAGCATTACAAGGTAGAGATTCATATTTCAATGCCTTAACAGATACAAGAGGTGCTAGAGTTAAAGCAAGAACTACATAGGAGTGATATAAATGGCTAAAGCATTATTCAAATATAGTAATACAGGTCAAGAAATATGGTACACAGATGCAAAGCAAATAGCAAGGTTGAAAAAAGACCCTAAGTTTACTTTGTTAGAAGAAATAAAAACACCAAGAACTAGAAAACCTGTAGAACCAAAAATAGAACCAACGGAATAAAAACAATTAGCCTCACCCAGCGTGGGGCTTCTTTTAAAAAAGAGGTGATTATATG